AACTAGATAACCTTTTATCTGACTTAGAAGATAAGCTAACAGGTGAGCAGGATATTTATTCTCAAAAAGTAAATGACTTTTTAAAAAGAGTTAAAGATAATTTAGAGAAATACAAGTTTAATGCTTCAGAAAATTTATCTCAATCATTAAAGGCATTACCAATTAAACAAAATCAAAACGGGGTTACAGTAACCATTCAGCTCGAAGATTATTGGGAAGATTTAGAAAAAGGAACACCAGCAAAAGGATATTCAAAAGAAAATAGAAAAAAGCTGCAGCCTAAGATTTTAGAATGGATAAGTTATAAACCTGAATTACAAAGCATAGCAGGAGATAAGAAAGGGCAAAGGTCATTATCCTATGCAATAGCAACAAACATACTTAAAAAAGGAACTATCAAAAGATTTGGATATAAAGGTAAACCATTCTTAACTGAAGAAATCCCACAATTAGAAAAAGACATAACACAAGAATTTGAATAATGACACTAACAATATACAATACACCTAACAGCTATGCACCCGTTTACAATCAAATGGTTTTTACTTTGAGTTCAACAAACGTTGCTCAATCTAATTTTCGTTACATAGCAGATATTTATGTAAATGGATCAAGTGATTATACTAGATTAGAAGTAGGAAGAAATCCAAGTAACAACTATGGAACATTTGATGTGGCTGGTATCATTCAAAACTTTTTAACTAGGGATGCAGATGACAATACAACTACATTTAAACAATGTGTAAACTCAATAGCATCTTACATAGTTCAATTTGGTGAGCAGTATGGGGCCAGTAGTGGAATTACGAACTATCCTAACTTAACAACAAGTTCAGGTTATTGTTTTAACGGAGTGTTTAGTCCATTAGACTTTTTAGATTTCCAAACTAACACTTATGTACTTCAAAATAGTTCAAGTCAATTTCTTACTGATAGACCAACTTTTGAATCAAGAACAGGTGAAAAACTTATTTTAGGTTTTATGACTGATGCTGCAAATGAGGCAAAGTTTTTAGAGATTATAACTTTTTATGATGAAGGTACAATATTTAACACAGTTACAGTCGCTAATCCTTTTACATCAATAAGCAATAGGCAAGACCGTTCAATCAATGTACGAGTAGATTATGATTGGCTAACTACATTAGTTAATGCAGACTTATCAAGTGGATCAACACCTATATTCGTTGTTAATTGGGAATACTATGATGTAAGAATTAAAAACAGCACAGGAACGATAGTAAGTGAAACAATCCGTATATATCCTGGTGAAGATATTTGCTCAAAGTACACACCTATTCGTTTTAAGTTTATGAATAACTATGGTAAGTACGATTATTACACTTTTACAGGTGCAATGACTAAGAACACCAATATTAAAAGAAATACTTACAAAAGCAATCCTAATCAATGGAGTGGTACTAATTATAGCTACTCAACTACAAGTAGAGGATTAAGCCAATATGAAACAATATTAGACGATACAATTACAATTAACAGTGATTGGATTACAGAAAATGAATCTATATGGTTAGAACAATTAGTAACAAGCCCTGATGTTTATATTTACGATGGCAGCAACTTAGTTTCTGTAAACATAACAGATAGCAGTTATCAAACAAAATACGAAGCTAGTCAGCAACTATTTAATTTAGTGGTTTCATTTACTTACTCACAAAACAAAAAAAGACAAAGAAGATGATTTTAACTAAAATATACATTAATAACGAGCAGATAGATTTAAAAGAAGATGTTTCAATACCTCTTAACTTTAACATTGCTGATATTAGAGAACCTGAAAAGCGCAGCACTACATGGAGTAAGACTGTTATATTACCAGGCTCTACTTTTAACAATGAATTGTTTTCGAATATATGGAATGTTAATGCAGTCATTAATAGTACAGGCACTACTAACTTTAGTCCGAATTTTAATCCGAATTTAAAAGCAATAGCAGAAATAACTTACAATGAAGCTACACAGTTCAAAGGTATTTGTCAATTGTTAAATGTTAATGTAACTGATAAATACGAGATTGAATATGAGGTAGCTTTTTTTGGTGAGTTGCAGAATGTATATCAGTTTTTTAATAATTCTTACTTAAGAGACATTGATTTAACAGAATATAACCATACTTACACTTTAAATAATCAGTATTTGAGTTGGTATAAGCCTATCGGACAAGGCTATGTATATAGTATGATTGATTATGGAAAAGGTTTAAATAATCAGTTTAAAGTAAGTGATATTTACCCTTCAATATATGCTAAAACGATTTTAGATAAAATGTTTAGCGAAGCTGGTTTTAGTTATCAATCAAATTTTTTAAATAATGATTTATTCAAAAGATTAATTATACCTTATAATGGGCAAAGCCAATTAACACTATCTAATGATGCAATAGAAAACAGAAGTTTTAGAGCAACAAAAAATACTTTACAAACATTAGAATATGCAAGTACAGGAACTACTTTTTATTCAGATTTAAGTTTTGGTGGTGCAAGTGCCGAAATAACTTATGAAGATGAAGTAACAGAACCTAATTTTGATCCTGGTAATGTTTTTACATTTAATACTAGATTTACAGCGAGTAGAAGTGGTAATTATAGTTTCAAAACATTTTTAAAATGTTATGTTACATATTATCCAATGAATCCTGCAACATTTAATTTTAATAGTTATGATGCGCCTAAAACAATAGCTAATTTAGAAATACGAAGAATAAGGAATTTTACTAATGATGTTATTATTGCAAACGTTCCTATTACAATAGTTCCATTTGGAAATAATGGAAATTCAAATCAATTTAATTTGTTTTCTAAAACTTCTGCAATAAATGATAACGATACTACATTTACAAATGAGGGGAGCTTAGAAATACAAACCAACTTAAATCAAAATGATAAAATAATATGTTATATACATACCTCTGATTCAGTTTATTTATTAAACAGACCTGATCCGAACGATCCATTAAATAACATAGAAGTTGAAGGAGACTTAAATATTTTGTCAGATTCATATTTTTCAGGCAAATTATTAGATTCAACTATTCAAGAAGGTGATACAGTTATTTTAAGTGATGTATTGCCCGACAAAATAAAGCAAAGTGATTTTTTCAATTCAATAATAAAGATGTTTAATTTATTTATTGAAATAGACAAATCAGATTCTAAAAAACTAATAATCGAACCAAGACCATCTTTTTATACAAGTGGCGTAACAAATGACTGGTCTAAAAAATTAGATTACTCAAAGGAAACTAAAATTATTCCAATGGGTGAACTAAACAATAAGGTTTATAAATATACATACAAAGAGGATAATGATTTCTTTAATAATAAGTATAAACAGCAAACAGGTGAAATATACGGAGAGCAAAAATACGAAGTATTAAATGATTTTTTAAAAGGCGAAGTAAATAATGAATTAATATTTAGCCCAACACCATTAGTAGATACTATCGGGCATGATAGGATAATACCTAAAATTTATTCAGTAAATACAAACGGGCAAATAGGTTACACAGCATCGAACATTAGAATATTATATTATTCAGGTGTTAAAACAACTAATTATCAATGGTCTCACATAGCAACAAGTGGAACTACTCAAAGAAGTATTTATGCTTATGCTGGACATTTAGATGATCCATTAAATCCAACTATTGATATTAATTATGGAATACCTAGACAAATATTTTATACACTAAACAAATGGACATCAAATAATTTATATAATACTTATTGGAAAGATTATATTGAACAGATAGCTGATAAAGACAGTAAATTATTTACAGGTTATTTCTTAATAAACGAATGGGATATTCAAGATTTAGATTTTAGAGATACTTTCTTTTTTGAAAATGAATATTGGAGACTTAACAAAATAATTGATTATGATAGAGTAAATAACCAACCAACTAAATGTGAGTTTATTAAGTTAAAGACTTTGCCACCATTTGTAGCAGATGAAGGCTTTGATACCTTTGGAGGATTAGAAGATGGAAACATAAACGCTCCAACAGGTAAAATAGTAAACAACTACAATAATAACAATGTAGCAGACGGAGCAATAGTAAGTGGTTTTAATAATAATGTTCAAAGTGGTAATGGTGTTTTAGTTATAGGCAATGACATTATGATTTCGCCTAATGCAAGGAATATAAATGTAACAGCATCAAGTGGAATAAGTGTATTTGATTCAAGTAATGTAAGCATAACAAGTTCAACAGGTGTAACTGTATTTGATGGTGTTTCAAATGTAAGTATCACAAATAGTTCAGGAATAACAGTAACAGAATCCAATGTAACATATCAAAATGGAATTAAGACTTACAACAATGTTACTTATAAAAAATATATTGCTTTATTAAAGCAAACAGGAACTAATCCACCAACTGCAACTATTATTGATAATACTTTAAGCGGTGAAATCATTTGGACTTATAATGGAGCAGGAAACTATACAGGAACTTTAACAAACGAGTTTACTCAATACAAAACAACTATTTATCATAATAATACAGCGCAAGGATTTACTTATGTTAATTGGCAGAATGAAGATGAAATAGATGTAGAAACGTGGAATACATCAGGAACTAGTGCAAATGGGTTATTAGACTACATGACAATCGAAATACGAGTTTATTCATAATTGGTACTTAAAAGATAATGGCAAAGACTACAATAGACATAGAAATACAAACCAATGTAAGTGGTGAATCTGTAAAAGACCTTAGACAGCAATTCAATGAAGTTGAAGATGCCTTATTTGAAATGGCAGGAGCTGGAAAGCAAAACACAGAGGAGTTTAGAAAATTACAAAAAGAAGCCGCAAAAATAAAAGAGCGTGTTGATGATTTAAATGAATCTATTGATATGCTAAAACCTGAAGCTAAATTTCAAGCAATTGCAAATTTAGGAGCAGGAGTTGCATCAGGATTCGCAGCAGCACAAGGCGCAGCTCAACTCTTTGGTCAAGAAAATGAAGCCTTAGATAAATCACTTGCAAAAGTTCAGGCAGCAATGGCTTTAGCTCAAGGAGTTCAAGGACTTGCAGGAATGGGCGATAGTTTAAGGGTTGTTGGTGCTATGCTTAAATCAACAACCATTGGAACAAAGTTAGCAACTGCTGCTCAATGGTTATGGAATACTGCTATTATGGCGAATCCAATAATGGCTATTATAACTGCTATTGGTGCTTTAGTAACAGCTATTATTATTCTAACTCGTACAATGAATGATGAAGATGAAGCGCAAAAAGAGGTTATTAAGAATAGAGAAAAAGAGTTAGAGTTAATGCAAGAAGCCGATAAGGCAATGCAAAAAGAAGCTGACTTTAGAAAGAATTTAGCAGCAGCACAAGGTAAGAGTGCAAAAGAACAACTTGCTTTAAATGAAGAATTAAGTAAGCAAAGAATTAAAAGAATTGATGAAGAAATACAAGCAGCAAGAAGGTTAATCAATGATAGATTAGTAAGATTTAGAGATGCAGATGAAGAAGAAAAGATAGAATTACAAAAAGCTAATTCAGAAACTTTAAAGTTGATGAAAGACTTAGCTGATGAAAGGCTATCTATTCAAAGAAACTTACAAATTGAAAGCACTAAATTAGAAACAGATACAAATAAAGCGGCAGCAGATAAGGCTAAGGAAAGGGCAGAAAATGCAAAAAAAGTAGCTGAAGAAAATGCTAAATGGAGAATTGAATTTGAAAAAGAAGTATTAAGGCGACAAGCCGAAATGAATAAAGAATTTGAAGATTCTCAAAAGAAAAAACAAGAAGAACAAGATAAAATAGATGCTGATAGAATAGAAGCAGAAATACAAGCAGAGCAAAAAAAATTAGATGCACAAAAAGCTGCAAGATTAAAAGCAGTTGAAGATTATAAAAAAGGCGAAGAAGAAAAAACAAAATTAGCTTTACAAGGATTACAAAGCGTTCAATCATTAGTAGATGCTTTTGCAGGTAAAAGTGAAGCAAGTCAAAAGAAAGCATTTCAAATTAAAAAGGCTGCAAGTTTAGCACAGGCAACCATTGAAACTTACCAAGCTGCACAGTCAGCATTTGCAAGTCAAATGGCAATACCAACACCTGACGCACCAATAAGAGCAAACATAGCAGCAGCAATAGCAATAGCAAGTGGATTGGCTCGAGTAGCTGTAATTGCCAAAACTAAATTTGAAGGCGGTGGCGGTGGTGCAAGTGGTGGCGGTGGCGGTGGTAACTTAGGAACGTTTAGCCAAGGCGGTGGTGGTGGTCAACCTCCGCAAGGATTAACAGCACAAAACACAGTAACGCAATTAAATCCTGATGGCACAGTAGCAGGTCAAGGCAATAGAGAAGCAGCACCAATGAAAGCGTATGTAGTAGAAAGCGAAAGTAGAGCAGTAACAGAAAGAGTAAACAAATTAAGTAATAATTCAAAAATAGGATAACATGGAAAATTTACCAGTTTATAAATTAGTAATTGATGATAGTGACGAACTTGGAGTTGAGTATATTGCTTTGGTGGACCAGCCTGCAATAGAAACTAATTGGCACGCATTTAAAGAACATCAATTTGAAAGTTATATTGATTACCCAAAAGATGAACAAAACATGAAAGGGCATTTTAAATTCTTTGCAGATAAAGAACGTAGATTAATTAGCGGCGCACTCATGATCTCCGATTTGCCCATCTATCGTATGGATGATAGTGGAGAGTATTATGTAGTGTTTGACAAAGAACAAATTGAAAAAATAGCACAGCGTTTCTTCAAAAAAGGATTTACTCATAATGTAAATATGATGCACGATAGCGAAAGACAAGTTGATGGAGTTTACATGGTAGAATCTTTTATTATTGACAAAAGTAGAGGCATTAAAACACCCGAAGGCTATCCTACATTAACAGAGGGTTCATGGTTCGGAACTTTTAAAGTAGATAATAACGAGGTTTGGAATGACTTTATTAGAACAGGAGTGTTTAAAGGTTTTAGTGTTGAGGGTGCTTTTGCTCATAAAAAGCTAAAAGATGCTCCTGTAAACGTTATCGAATCATTAGCCGATAGAATACACAACTTGAGAAAAAAAGTGGCAGAGATTGCAACTAAATGAATTTAATGTACTTTATAAAAAAACAAGACAATGGAAAATAAAAAACAAACATTCAAAGAAGTTTTTTCAGATATGAAAGAATTATTTAAGGATATTTTTCAAGACGAAGTAAAAGACTTAAAATTTGTTGACTACAAAGCAAAAGACGGTTCTATTGTTCGTACTGATACAGAAGAAATCGCAATTGGTTCTAAACTGCAAGTTATAACTCCTGATGGTGTTATGGATTTACCAGTTGAAGTAACTGAAATGGTTATTATGGTAAATGAAATGCCAATGAAAGTTTACGTTGAAAACGGAGTTGTAAAAGGCATTGAACCTGAAGAAGTAATGGAAGAACCTGTTATGGAAGAAATGGCATCCGATAATAACGAACAATTTGAAGCTAAGTTTGCTGAATTAAACGAGCGTTTATCAAAGTTAGAATCTGCATTAGGTTTATCTAATCAAGCATTAGAAGCTGCAAACGCTTCTATCTTAGCACAAACAGATTTAAACAGAAAGTTATTTTCATTGATTGAAAAAGTTGCAGATGCTCCAAGTGTTGAGCCTAAGTCAACTTCAAAAGAAAACTTTAAAAAATCAAACACTACAAGTTTAGAAGAATTTAGAAAAAAAGTATATAACTATTAACCAATAAAACAAAAAACAAAATGGCATTTTCATTTGATTCAATGACTGCTTATGTTGAAGAAAACAGAGCAGACCTCATCACCAAGGCAATACTAGGTGGTGTAACCTTAGGGAAAGGAGTTGACATCCGTACAGGTATCAAGTCAACAGAAAAAATCCCTGTATTAGAAAGTACAGTTCCATTCCAAGCAGAAGCGTGTTCATTCACAACTTCAGGAACTACTACTTTTTCACAGGTATCTATTGCAACTGTAGGTATTAACTTTGCAGAACAATTCTGTTTAAAAGACTTAAATACTTACTATACTCAAAAGTATTTACCAGCAGGAGCAAACAATGATTCTTTATCAATTGCACAAAACATTATTGATAGAAAATTAGCACAAGTTGCTCGTAACGTTGAGAACATGATTTGGGCAGGTAAAACTACTTACACTAACTCAACTGTATTAAAACAAATGAATGGTTGGTTAGCAACAATTGACACAGCAGGAACAGCAGTAGCAGCAACAGCATCTACTTTAAATGCAACAAACGTATTAACTATTTTTGATGACATTTACGCAAAAGTACCTTCAGCTGCAATTGCAAACGAACCAATCGTTGCTTTCTGTGGTTATGATACTTTCAGATTATTAGCTGCTAAGATTACATCAACTTACGGAATTTATGGTTCACAATACACAACTGATAATGTTTGGAACAATTGGGAATTAATGTATCCAGGTACTAACATGAAGGTTGTAGGCGTACCAGGATTAAGTGATGCAGCAGTTGATACAGGTTCAGTACCAACAGCAGTAAAAAATCGTATTATCGCAACTTACGCTTCTAACTTAGAATTC